CTGTGGTAAATACTTTACTCACTAGTATATTTGAAGCATCTGTTTCCCATACTTGAATAGTCATGAGTGTTTTCTTTTTATCTCCCCATAATACTTTTATTTCTGAATCTCTATCTACATTGGGGTGTACTTTTATTATTGCTGGTACGTCTAGGGGTGTTAAATTATCTCCAACTATGTCTCCTGCGGGTATGGGCATGCTTGATTGCCATAATACTGGTGCTCCTGAATGGTTCATCTATTTTGGGTTTTTAATTTATTAGTATATCAAAATCTGAGGCTCTATCCTCGTTTATTGTGGGCTCTACTCTAATCTCTCTTATTGGAGGGATATTATTGTTCATGATTATCTCTTCAATATCATATAAATCATTAACAGTATAAGCTATTATACGGTCCATTTGATTTTCTTGAGAATTGTTGTATGAATTAGATCCCGTATTTTCTATAAAGAAATTTTGGTCTGGATTATTGTAAAAATGTATGTAGCCTCTTCTGGGTAATGCTAATGCTATAATTGCATTCATAATACGCATGTGCTCTGATGTCTCTCCAGTTAACATCACTTGCAAGATGAAATCCACAGATTGGGGAGGAGCTTTTACCTGAGAATACGTCCCACTTGGGTTTTTCCTAAAAAAATATGTACCATCTCCACCAACTGTACCAGGTAGAGTTGATGAATTATGTATTACTATTCTGGGTGTTTTCTTCATACCCTTAGACCTAGCACTACTAAACCCAAATACCTCAATAGCAAAACCCTTCGATGATATGATATTAGATATTGCATTATCCCAAGCAGCTATACCCGCAGGAGTGTCGGGGTAAGTAACTGTATCAGTTATATCTGGTAAATAACCTTTATCTACTAATTCTTTTCTAACGCTATGGAAAAAAGATCTCTCTATTAACTCTTCGGTGGTTGAAAGGGGTGTTGTGCTCATATTATTTAATTCTATTTACTACGCCTGATTTAACATATTTATCAATATTAGTAGCTAATACTTTATTGATTTCTTTTTTAATTCTCTTCTTACCACCCCAAGCTCTAAATGATAGCTTAGTTATGGGGTATTTAATTTCCATGATAGAGATGTACCAAGTTACAAACCTTTTGTTTGGGTCTTTACTACCAAATCCAGAAATTTTTGGTGCTACTTTCTTCTTGTCAATTCCAACTGCTACATTCTTCCTATTAGTCCAATGTATTCTAATGGATTTAGCAAAAGTCCCCGTTAAATTTAAGGGTGTTTCTTCACCCGTAGCACTCATCTTCTTATCTGCATAATTAGCTCCAATTTGAAAACCAAATCTAGCTCCACCATTTTTAATATCAGATATATACCTTCGTTTAAAACTTTCTGCTGCCTTAATTTGTCCTATAACAGCATCATTTTTAAGTTCATGTTTAATACCACTTAATACTGCTTCTAGTTTTGAATTATTCGCAATATCAATCTCAATATTAAAAGATTTACTTCTATGTGTCCTGCTTGATTGACTATATCTACTCATGATACTTTTTTCCTGTACTTAATTGTTTTCTCTCTAGCCTTAAATAAACCATTAGAGGATCATCATTAGCTTGAGCTACATCAGTATCACCCTTAGTATCATACTCTATACCCTTTATAGTGAAATAATCATACCCGGGGTTAAATGCAAAATATCCGTTAGCATTCAAATAATCTCTATCATTAAGGTATTTTTTATTTAATATCAATACAACACTTGTATCTTCGTTTTCGCCTGATACTTTAAAATCTGAATCTGGCCATGATTTAAAGTAATTGTAAGCTATTAAACCTTTTATCTCTGTATTTAAGAAAGTCTCTACATCTTCCTCACCATCTCTAGCCATCCTACGTTGTAGTCTATGCCATATTATAGTTTCTTGATTAAAAGTATCACTAGCATCATTAATAGCTTTCCTGTATTTATCCCAATCAACTGAGCTTAGTAATTCCATTATATTATAATATTAAGTGTATCTACTATAGGTTTAAATATTTCTGGTATGTTTGGACTATGTCTTAAATCCTTACAGATTGGTAAATATATTCTAACCCTTTGTGATAACATACATACCTGTTTAATTAGAGTGTCCATTGCTCCACCAGCTTTCACCATATTGTTAACAGAATCTGAAGTACCAGATGGGTCATGCCATTCAGCCTGTGTGGGGCCTGTAATTACTTTTTTCATTGCTCCACCCGCAGTACCTCCTCCTGAAGAACTTGATGAAGAAATCATTACATTGATAGCTTGTATTATTAAATCTAGAGAAACTAATTCTGCTATTAGTTGATTTATAAGTGGTGGCCAATAGAACTCATCAAAAGAATTATTAGCATCTACTGTTGGATTTTCTACTAATGGTTGTAAATATAATTGCCATTTTTTAGTGAATCCATCTATTTCTCCAATGGAGATATCTGTGGTGGTTGGTATGTATGATAAAACCATATCATATATTGACCGGGGTAGTGGGTTGATACCTGTATCACTTACTCCAATACTTAGCTTGAAGGGATCTCCAGTACCATCTGCATTTATTGCGGTTAGTGTAACTACAAAGAAACCCCTCCTACTATAAGTATGGGAAGGGTTTTGTGTGTTATCTGTAGTACCATCACCAAAATCCCATAACCAACTGGTAGGGCCGTTTGATGATCTATCTGTAAAACTAACCTCTAATGCAGAAACTGAATATGAAAAATTAGCTCCTGGTATCATTATTTAGTCCTCAGCTAAAGTTTTAGCAAACTCAATAAGTGGTTGCTTATTTAAAGATTCTATTTTTGAAATATCCTCATCAGTTAATTCATAGTTCTCATTAATGTACTCCTTAATTTCAGCTTTATTCATGGATTCAAAATCTATTGAATCATCATCATCATCAATGCTTTCAATTTTTAATCTCAACTCAGAGTTTTCTTGTTCTAAGAAATTAACTCTTTTCTTAGCAACATCTCTCTCTTCAACAACTTCAGATAACTGATTTTTCAATTGTTCAATATATTCTGATTTATCAGAATCAGCTTTATTTATAATACTTTCTTTTTTCTGTTTTTCAGTATAAATTTTGTAAGCTTCTTCAGTCATTTTTATTAAATGTCCTCCCCTTAATGCTTTTTTAACATGAAAAGAGTTAGCTTGTGAAACTCCTATTTCTTTAATCTGTTTGCCCGAAATATTGAACAATGTTGCAGGGTCCATAAAGCTATTTATCCCCTCATTTAACGCAATGTAAATTTTCTTCTTAGCCATCTTATTAGTGTATTAAATTGTTTAAAATTATGTAAAAAAAACCAGCTATAAGTGTATAGCTGGTTAATATTATGTTATGATTGTTATCCTACTCAAATTGAATATTTTGTTGTGCATCAACATCCATATAATCAGGAAATCCATGAGATGCGAAAGCTAAGCTTTCATCCATTACAATTGTAGCATCTTTGAATAATTTAGCAAAACCCAATGAAGTTGTTGCATAGAAAGCCTCAGTTTGATTAGAAACTATTTTCTCAGATTCTACTAATAAAGGAGCAGCATTCATTTTGATAATACCTCTTGATTTATTTAAGATAATTTCTTGATTCGCAGGTACCTGGCCATGTACAAAATAATCAGTATTTTGTGGGAAAGGCATATTCTTAAGAGTTAATTTATTCTCGGGTGCATAAGAAGGTCTTCTATTCTTAAACTCCGCTAAGTTCCAAGTATCAACTGCAGAAGTTTCACCCCCAATCATAATACCAGGTACTTGACCCATTCTACCCATTCTCATCCAAAGTTTCAAGAAATCTTTGTATATTTTTGTACCAGCAGTACCAACTCCAATTACTGGAGCAGACTCAGAACCATCATTTTGTTCTCCATTCAATAAAGTCTGAATAGCTAATGAATCAACTGCATGTCCCATTTTTACTCCAAAATCTTCTAGGAATATCTTCACCACATTTAGTGAAGAATGTTGAGCTACTTCATAGGTGATGTTAATACCTTTACCAATTTTAAAAGCATTGAATCTTTTTGAACCATAAGAAACAGCACCCAATGGGATAGTTTCTCCTTCAGCAACTACTGCTGGTGTAGCATTACTCATATTGATATTAGGCAATACCTGAGTTAATCCTTTCATTTGCTCTTCAGCAGCAATAATGTTTGGCCAAATTGGAGCTTTTCTATAACCCAATCTTATAGAATCTCTATAAAATTCTGGGATTATCCATTTAGCATCTAGATCTGGAGTAGATACAATATTATTAATTGTATCATAATTAGGGTCTATCCCAATGTCTTGATAGAAGCCCTCTAGGGTTACTCCAAATTTCTCTTTAATAACCTCAGAGAATGTTACATCCATTGGGTTAAGTTCATTTTTACGCATAGCATCTGCGTATTTAACTACTTGTTCTATTTTACCTTTACCAGTAAATTTAGAAGCATTGAATTTTAATACATCCATCTTTATTCTTTTTTTTGTTAATTACTTTAAAACTACTCTAATTTCATCATCTTCATTGCCTCCAATTAGAGCCCATCCAACCATGTTTTTCTCATCAACTGATGCACCCGAAAATTTAGGCCTATTATTGGTAGTATCATAAGCCATTGCTTTAACAGGGCCTGGTACTAAACTATCTTCACCAGCAGAAGCTAAAACTGTTGCATATCCCTTCATAGCTATTGATAATTCTTCAGCTACAGATACGGGAGAATTTTCTCCAGCTTTCTTTATAGTTGTACAGTATCCAATACATCTAATACCCGCAGTTGCAGCAGGAGTTGTTGTTAAATCAAGCTTAATAATTTCTCCATCACTATTTAACTCAACCAATTCACCTTCATGAATAGTTTCTCCATCAGCTACCTCAAAAGCTTCATGAAGTTTGTGCATTTCTTTTTTATATACAATTGCTATTGTATTTTCTCCAAATGTTGTTGCCATAATGTTTTATTTTTTTATATTTCAATATTTATTTATTTCTCATCTTCAAAAGAAGGCTTTCTTCTTTTAGCTCTTAGCTTAGCTTCTATCTCTGCATAAGATAATTCTTGATGTGAATTGTCTCCTTTATTTTTATTACCCTCTTTACCCTCTTCACCTTCTTGTTCTGAAGTTAACCTCGCTACGTTTTGTGAATTACAATCATTACATTGTAGGGGGAATAATTTCTCTACCTGAGTATTAAAATCAGCTATAAATACTTCAACCGCTTCAGGTGTAGCTGATTTTAAAGTACTAGTCATAGCTTCTTCTACCTTATCTCCTTTTAAAACAGTATAAAGTCTAACAGCTTCTGCTTGTCTAGCTTCTAAATGATCTGTCCCAATTTTAGCGTTAGCTTTTAATTCTAACACATTAATATTAGACAGTTTTGTAACATCTTCATCACTTAGTTTACCATCTACTAATTTAAGATTTTTTAAACTATCATCTAAGCTATTATACTTATCACTAGCTTCTTTGATTGACTTGAACTTTGCCTCAAAATCAAAATTCTCATCCTTTAGGGTTGTTTCTGTTAACCCCAAAACAGCTATCAAAGCCATTTTTAATTTGTCATTCATAATGTTGTTTTTAAAATTAACTTCCTCTTTAGTTTTAAAGCTACTAAGTATTGTAGTGTCCTCTTGAGTTTTATAGCTAAACAAATTCAATGAAAATTGTTCATCCCTGTGCCCAGCAAAATGGGGACTAACTATTTTTCCATCCTCACCAATTTTCTTTGCAAAAGGGTCTGCACCATGGGGTACTAATGAAGTTTCCCAATAACTATCAATTAGGGTTGCAACTTTTTGTATTAATTTACCATCTTTATCAGTACTACCCAGTTTATTATAAAATTCATCAGCAGGCATAGTTTTGTGTGATTGCTCCCAAGCAAATCTGATGGTTACTGAATTAGAATGTATTGCAGGTGGGTCCATCATAATAGCTCTAGCTATACCTGGGTGAGTTTTACCATCTAATTTCATTTTACCATTAATACCTGCAGGTACTACAGTACCATCATCAGTAGTATACTCTTCTTGCCATTCAACTTCCATAACTGTACCAAGAGCATTACCAGTAGTCATTTCATGGTCAATAAATACCGTCTGCCCAATAAGCTTACTCATTGAAGCTTTTAATACTTTTGTTGGGAAGAAGGTTGGGCTATAACTATTCTTGTTAACTGTTACAGATGAAAGCAACCTGAATACGGGGTAGATAAATTCTTCATCCTTGGGTTTTAAATCCTCAGCTGTAACATCTGGGTAATAGGTAGCATAGTTTGGAGTGGAAGTATCAAACAAACCAAAGCCTTCAACAGAACATTTACCATCGGGGCATTTAATATCTTTAGCATTTTTATCATTAACCATTTTTAGGTTAATCTTATCGGGTATAGAGCCAAGGATAAGGCTATGGCTACCAATAAGAGTTAAAATTTCATTCATAGTATAAGTTTTAATTATTAATCTTTATTTATTCTTAGCGTTGTCTTTTGGGTTGGGGTTTTTTTTATCTCGAGTTGATTTATAATCCTCCTGAGAAATTATACCATCAGCATAAAGAACCCTCTGATTCCTGATTTTATATTCTTCAGATTGCTGGTATTTAAGTTCATCAGTAATTGTAGATTTTTTAAATGCCACATTAAGATGTTTAAATTCAAATCCAGCTAATCTTAGTTCTAAAGAATACCCATATTCTAAGATATAAGATAATGCTTCTTGTATGGTGTTCAATTGTGATACCATTTTACCAAATAAGATATTAAAATTAGTATCAGTACTATCAGAGGGAACTCCTAAGAATGATGCCGGGTGACCAATTCCATTAGCTACTTGTACTTCATTCAGATTGAATATATTTGATACCCCACTAATATCTTTAGTTGTGGAATGAAAATTAAATTCATGGTC